TTGTATAAGAAGAGTAAGGAAAATTTGAAGAACACCAATTAGAAGCAGAACTCTAACTCTAAATGCTCCCGCAGGCCTTATAGCATTTCCGAGATTAGCCCCAAATCTAGTTGCGGCACTTGCAGTTTTAAGAAGAGATTTTTCATTATCATCTAGACCATCTCTGGACAATCTTAAACCATTTGTAAATTGGCCAAGATTTCTACCTGCGCCTATACCAAATTTTTTAAGACGACTATCAACTCTATCGATGTCTTTTTCAAGTTCTCTAAATTCTTTTCTGACATCTTCTTCCAAAGCAACTCTACTTGGACGCAAAACAGCACGTCTCAATGTACTTCTTCGAGTATTTTCTTCCTCTCTAATTCTCGCGTGGAGGGCAGCAATTTTTCTTTTTTCTGAGTCGACATAAGAGTCTCTTTCAACCCTTCTGGCTCTAATAATTTGTTCAATTCCTTCTCTTTCTTCTCTAAGTTCTCGTAAGCTATCTGCGGCTGTTTTTCTTTCTTCTTTGTTTAATAATTGTTTTTCAGAAAGTAATTTTTCTCTGAGATTAATTTGATTCTGAATTATTCTACCTTCAGATTCTAGAGCTCTAATATTTGATTCTGCTCTTCCCCGTTCAGCAGAAATAAGTTGCCTAATTGTTCCAACTTCTGTTTTTTCTAAATTATTAATTCTTTTTAATTTAGATGAAGCAATTTCTTTATCAATCTTGTCAATTTTTTTTCGTCTTTCTTCGTCAGACAAATTAAATCTTCTATTAGCTTCTTCTCTAATTCTTTTTTCTTCATTTAACCCTTTTCTCAAGTTTGTAAGAAATAACCGCACGGAATTAGTAGCTTCTTCGGCATCTTTTTTCAGAGAAGTAAATTGTTTAGTTCTGGGATCACGTCCGCGTACACCAGAAGAAGTAAATATTTTATCTATTTCGGCGCTTGTCTGACGAAAAGATTTTCTAAATCTTTCTACATCTTTTTCAGTATCTTTGAAAAAACGACGAAGATTACCAGAGCCTCTAATTATTGACTCTAAAATTATTCTTACATGATGGTCATCGGCCATGATTTAATATTAGTCACCTTGATCTATATCTATTTCTATATCTGATGCGGTCGTGCGGTCAGGGACGGTGGCTTCTTCGCCAGGAATAAAATCTTTCCCAGGAATTTTCATAGCCTTGAAGAATGGATCTTCTTCTAACGCAATATCTTTTCCAATAAATACATTATAAATACTTCTTAAGCTGTTTTGGTAATCTATATCTACATTTTCTAACATTCTTCTTTTTGTTTGTTTTCCGTCATCCAGATTAGTATTGGCTAAGAGTCCTGTTATATAGGCATTTCTTTCTAATAATGCTTTTTCGGCCTGCTCTCTTTTTACATAAGCTTCGTACATGGCCTCAAATTTTTTCCAAGGCCAATTTATTATTTCTTCTATTTTTTCGCTGTGCTGCGCGGAGAAGCTTTCGAGGGCTTCGATGACGTTGATCGAGATTGCATCTTCTCTGATACGTTTTGGATCAACGGACTGACTTGCTTTGAGAAAAAATCCATAATCGCATCCCAATTTTGATTAATGAATTGATTTAGAATAGTCATGGCTTCATCATCTGATAATTCTTCTCTAAGAAGTTCTTTAACTTCTTCGCGTTCACCTCTTTTAACATTTAGAGAAATACAAAATACATCTTCCAAAATTTCTGGTGCAAATTTAACAAGCTTTGCTATTCCTCTAACTAAAACATCTGTTTCTGCAAGATCGCTTGCTTTAACATTTTGAGTATCTGTTGGCAATTCCTCAAGAAGTTCTCCAAGAGTTGCACCTTCAGACAGAGCTTTTTCAATCGTATCTGCCAATACTGAGAATAATTCAATCTTTCCGAAGAAAGAAAGAGATTTCTGAGTAAATGTTCTATCCCCAATTACTATTTCATAATTTGGAGAAGATGGTTCTAAAGTTTCGACTACATCAATTGTTTCTGTTTCTGACATGGCTTTGCCTCCATTATGCTATTTATGTTTCTGCGGCTATTTGAGCTCGCAATAATTGTATTCGTGCCGGTATGTATGATCTGTTTATTAATAGAAATGCATTATCAAGATATGGTTGTGGTTTTTGACCTTTTACTGTTCTAAGTCTAAAGTGTTTATTCGGTCTATAAGCTTTCGGATAATGGAAAACCATAAATGTTGCTTTTCTAGGAACTATTACATGCTCTCGCGGCCCGTAAATACCAGTTCCGTCATGTACCCAAATAGCATGTTCTGGCTCTTGAGGAAGAGTAATTGTGCTTCTAGCGATCAATTCTCCAAAGGGAGTATCTGCGGGAACAGCACCTACGAATCTTCCCCCTGCTCCTCTAATTGATACTCCACCGCCAAAAGCAGATATTCCTGTCGCAAATCCTATTCTAGTATCGTCTCTATCTAAGGGGTGTAGTTTCAAAGTTCCAGAATCTACCGGAACAGTTCTTTGAACTTGCTGTTCAATTGCATCCCCGATGTCGTCTACTGCATCTCTAAGTAGACGCTTCGCCTTAGCAAGATCAAATATTTCATCGAATTTTCCTTCGATAATTCCTCTGTCTCCCGTGATATGCGCGTTTAATAGTGTCATTTTATAAAACCGACCTCATAAAGAGGCCGGTAAAATTTGCTTTTGCCTTGAGTGCCTCTGCTCCTCATAAAAAGCTGTGTCGCTTTGCGTCCACAATCTAAATTTTTATTAAATCTCGTCGAAGATAACCTGAGTTCTAGTATTAACATCTGAAATAGATGTATCTGCTAACGCTCGGAAAGTAACGGGAATTGACTGTTGCTCTCCGGTCTTGTTATACGGAATTGCTGATTCCTGTGCTGACTTCTGCACCTTACGAAATGCGTGCATTCTCAATTTGCCGTTAGCTTTCTGGAAGACAACAGCAAGTCTTTTTCTCGTATAAACAGCAGGTTCACCAACACCCATTTGGCGATAACCACCAACGGTTGAGATTCCTCCACCTTCCCAAGCAAGCTGCAAGTTTTCAAGTGTAACTTCGGCAAGCGCGGTTGCTACTGTCTGCTCATAAGACACAGGCCGAGAGTCAATATCTCCTAGAATCTGATCTACATCGAATGTTTCCTCAGTGTTATTGTGAGTAATTGTAATACCAGTCTTTGTAGCACCAACATCTGTCCAGCCAGTTTGAGCATCAAAAGTAGACAAGTTAATAACATCGCTGACTCCCGTAGGGAATGCGATAGTAGTGCCTGCTATAAGAAATCTCGCTGCACCACGAATGAAGTTATCATCAGTGATTCCGGTACGAAAGAAATCCGCCATAATTATTCTACACCTCCTCTCGGCCTAGTTGTCATAACTATTAGTATTGTATATGAAATATTAATCATAAATTAAGAAAAATCTACAAATTTATTTACTACATATTCAAGGCTTCCGCCTTGCCAAAACCATTTTTCTCCTATATTTGTGTTTTCTCTTCTCAAAAATACATCTCCAATTGTTTGTCTCGGAGCATTTAATTTTGGAACTGTATTATTTAGTGTTCTATTTTCAAGAGAATTCATAAAAGTTAAATGAATTGCGTCCAAAGTTTTTTGTATTCTCGAATTCACTTCTTCTTCAGAAATTAATGATTTAACCATTACTTCAATTGCAAGCAAATTATTATAAAATTCTCCGTCATCATCGCTTGATAAAGGAGGATTTGCTATATAACAAATTGCACATACATTAGGATATTTTGTTATTGGCGCATTAATTAAAGAAGGTATTGTTCCGGCATAAAAATTAGCATCATTAATTGGTTCTATAAACCAATCTTGATTTCCTCTATTTAAGGAAGACCAAAAATCGTCATCTTCGGATGACCAAGTAGAATTCATAGAAGATATTGTTGTATTCAAATAATTAAACAATACAACAATTGCTTGTCTTTGAATGATTTCGGTGCCTAATCTGGTCGTCAATTCCATTTATGTAATCACATCCCAAATAAGGAAATCTTTACTATAATCTGTAATATTGTCAAAAGCCGGTGGCCAATCTTGTGGATCGGAAGTAATAAGTATTTCTCTTCCATTATCTCCATAAGAAACTTTAGGCACTACTCCGCGAGCGGCATAAATATTTATTCCGAGTTCATTACCCAAAGCTTGAGCTTCTGCCGTCAAGCGATCAAATATTTTCCATAAATCTGGTCTATGATCAAAATATGAAATATTTTCACTCGTTGGATTTGTACCTATAGAAGAATATTTGTCACTCCAAAAATCAATCGCGGCTGGAATAAATTGAAGTGTTGTTAATATTCCAAGCAATCTTTGTTCTGTTATATTATAGATAGATGCTTCAGATGCCTCGGCAACTACGGTATTATATAGTCTAAATTTTGTAAAATCGGCAAGACTTTGTAATTGCTCTGGTCCATAATACGCATTTGTAGCAGAAATAAGGGCCGCATAAGAAGCGGGCACATACTGCTGAACAATATTTGCAATCGCGCCCATTACGCGGCCCTCGCTTTATTTAAAATTCTTGCACTGGAAAATCAGGGTCAGATTCCTGCTCTTCTGAATTGACATAAGCAGCACCAATTCCCGTCTGATTATCATAAAATTGACGAACTTTTTTGGCCTGTGCTTCTGTCATGGCGATTAGTCCAGGAACTTTACCGCTTTTGATGCTATCCCTTAAATAAGGGGGCATCACTGAAAGCGGTAAAGTATCTCCTGGAACCATAATCTGTGATTCAACATCCCATGCTTCACTACCATCAGGAAGCAAGCCAGGTTCGCTCGTGCGTGCTACATGTACTGTAACCACATTTTCTGCGAAAGCTACTGTTTTTGCGGCAGCCATTATTGATTCAATCCTTTCTTAGAACTCTACTCGCGCCCAAACGAACGCGTCAGGGATAAGAATTCTAGGCATTCTGGCACTTGCAACTCTCATCAAGTGGTTCTTAGATTCATGATCAACCAAGAATTCAGCCTGAAGCCCCTGTCGGAGCTGGATTTCATTCCAAGCGGTTGAAACAGAAACTACACCGTCAAGAGTATCAGCGATTCTAACTCCATCAAGAACGTAATCAGTAGTTACCATAACGTATCCGTCAGGTAAATACTTAGTTAACGATGGACGACCAATGCCAGCTTCTCCAACCTCTCGATAACCATTATCATAGATAACAATATCAAGGGACTGTGAGAATGTCTCAAAGAGGTTTAGAATATCCTCTTTTCTTGGTCTTAGAATGCTGTTTGAGCCTGCTGCATAGAAGTTAATTGCGTTTTTAATCTTGCTGTTGTAGATTAAGTTATTATATGTCTTTGAGTTCATGTGAACGTGGACACCGTAAAAACCAGTATCATCAGCAAGAAGTTCAGACCAAGCCTGAATATCTGCTACAGGATCAGCATTTGTAGTATCAGTCCAAGATACAGCAGCTTGTGGCTTGTGAGAAGCCTGAATTCCAGATCCGACTGGTAGTTGAGTACCGTCCTCAAACGGAACTACAAGTTGATCCTGGAAAAGCTTCCAACGCATCCATTCTGTTGCTCGCTCATTTCTAAGGCGAAGAATTCTTCCCTTGTCTGAAAGCTGAACACCAGCGCTTCTGCGCTCTTCTTCGCTAGGAGAAGTAAGTTTTCTGTATTCAGATTCCTTAATTCTCTCTTGCTCATCAAGAAGCACGAGTTCCATAAGCACTTCAGTCCAAGTTACTTCTGGCTTGAAGAGCGGAACTGATGCATCCCACGCGCGGAATTGACCAATACCGAATGGCTTAATTTCCGCAACATTTACCTTAACTACTGTTTCATAAGTAGATTTCATAGGAGCGATGACATCACCGAGTCTCTGCCGAGAATCTTCGGCGGCACCAGGAGCACGGCCCTCTGGTGGTCGACGAATTTCATCAGTCAACGCGGCTTGATCCCAAACATCAAATGTCTTAAATGGCACTTTTAGTCACCTCCTCCTTTACTCGAACTTGCATGTGTTGAGGGTACTTACAACGGCCGATGCGTAGTTGGTGAATCCAACGAGAGCGCTGGTTGCAAAAACTACTGCATGGAAATACATAGCTGCTGGCTCCATTGCTGAAGTTGCTCGCGCAACAAGGTCAACAGGTGCGGCTAAGATGCCTCTAATATCTCCAGAACCGTCATAAGGAACCATTGCTGAAGTATTTGTTACTGAGTGTTTAAGAATAGTTCCAGCGGGTACTACATAACGATCAGAAGTAGCTTCTGGATCGGTAGGCCAGTTTTTAGCGTCAAGTACGACGCTCTTTCTTGGCCCAAGTTGAGCAGCATACTTCAGAATTTCTTTATCTGAATATGATGCTGTTTTAGTTGTTCCGAATGGCACCTTTCTTCACCTCCTTACGCGGTTGTTTCTTCGAGCTTACGCTTTGCCTCAGCAAGAGCATCAGCTTCGCTATAATTTTCATAGAGGAAAAGTCGTCTAGCTTCACTCTTTACCTCATCTGAAAGATTTTCTTCTGTAGCATCGTCGGGTGGTGCCGTTCCACCAGTTGCTTCATCTGTGATAGGATCATCAGCAAGAGTAACAAGAGGAGACGCTTCTACAAGACGATCTACAATGTCAGACGCGGTAAGAGAAACATCTTTTTCATCTTCGGAAAGATGAAGAGCAATCGTTCCGTCATCTGCCATAAGAATTGCCTTAGCTGCGGTGATAACAGCAGGAGCTTTCTTAGCATCCTCCCATTCACGCACCTTCTGGTCAACCCGACTTTCTTTATTTTCTTTTTCTAGCTCTTCATAGCGAGCAAGTCTAGCCTTAACTTCATCCTCAGAAAGACCAAGCTCCGAGAGGAAAGTATCAGCATTTTCAACTTCTGTAGTAGTCATTATATCCTCTTCACCTCCTAGAGTTTCGTCTGAGGATTCTGGACCTTCTGAAAATCCGACTACATTTAAATTCTCAGAAGCTTTTACCCCGAATGGGGCCATTCCGCCGAGCCAAGGTTTTGCCGTTAGAGCAAGATGACCAAGTACGGAATTAAACTTTTTGCCACTTTCTTTATTAATGTAATTAAGATGAATACCGCCACTTACATTCGGAATTGTTCCGCGATCAATTTTTTCCTTAATATCTGGTTCAGTGAAGTCAATTGCCGCCTCAAGAGTAACGCGTCCTTTTTCATCCTTTCCAAATCTTAATTTCTTAACAAAACCAGTATTTTCCTGTACCTTATCTTCATGGTTAAGGGGTACAGTAACATGTTGAATAGCGCCAATATCAAAATTCTTTTTAATGTCTGTCATAGAAATAATATTCTTAATCGGGTCAGACTTACCTTTCTTAACTATAGTAAGTGGTTTAGCTGCTACTTTTCCATTTTCTGGAGAATAAGCCCATTTCCCTTCACGTAAAAATGTTTTCCAAACAAGTCCATCGCTATCTGTTGAACCGCCAGCATCGGTAAAATATAGTTCCGCCAAAAATTCTTGATTATCTTCACTAAAACTCATCATATTAGATTCAACCCAAGCTCTTTCAACTGGTTTCCAAGAATCTTCATCATCTAACTCGACAGATCCTTTCTTAGTAACTGAAAATGGCACAACGTAATAATGTTTCCCTGCGTGACAAACCAAGGCTTCGCTTTGCTTAATATCCTCAACCCAATATGAACTACCATATTCCATATTGCCGTCATTTAAACCAACTTCAATTTGTCGGCGCAAATCGTTATAACTACCTCCTGGCAGCCACGCGACATCGCCTTCAGCTAATTCTACTTCACTCACAGATTCAACCTCATCATTATTATTCACTGTTAAGATCATATTAACAGTTTCATCATCCAAATTTATTGCCCAATCAATGAATTCTAATATATAATTATCATCTTCTGGATAATCATCCAATATAAATTCAGCTTTTTCTTCATCAGAAAGATTTTTTTTACGTTCTGTTGATCTCCAGCGAGTAGTTCCTTTGATTAAATCTTTTAATACGGCGCATCTTTTAGCTGCATGATCTTTTGCAAGTCCATGTTTAATTTGATCATTAAAACAACTTGTAAATGGATGCTTTTTCTTAGCGTAATGCTTAAGAAGTCCTCTCAGCTTAACCATATCTCGCGCCGAAACATTGGCCGTTCCCTTGCTAAACCCATTTGCTAAGGCTATGTTAAGATAATCTTCAATATCTTGATCTTCTTGCAAATCAATAATTTCTGTGCTACTATCTGTCATAATGATTTATGAATCACTTTCTGCGGGGACAACAGCAAGTCTTCCGCTCAACACTTCAAAAATTAAGTTGTCGGCCAAACTAAACATCCAAGAACAAGAAGAACATTTATAGATGGGTGAGCATTCTTCGGCATATTCTTCGATAACCATCAACCTCTTATATTGTAAAATATCATGATATTTTTTACAACGAGGACAAATCATTAATCGCCCATTAATAAATTTTGATTTTTCTCTCATGACTCCAATTGTATTTAGATTACATTAACTATTATAAGCAAATATAATGAATATAGAAGATAAAAATAAACCACTTTGTGTGTGTCATGATTCTAACATGCTTTGGCGGAATGATAAAAGACACTCTAAAGGAGGTTATTGGACATGTGTAATCAAACATAGAGAAAATAGAAGAAAAAGATGTAAGAAATATTTTCAAACTGAAAAAGGAAAAAAAAGTATCAAAAGGTATACTTCTAGTGAAAAAGGAAAAATAGTTAGAAATAATTACAATAAAACGGAAAAAGGAAAAGCAAGAAAAATTAAATATAACAATAGTATAAAAAGCTATATAACGAAAAGAAAATATACACTTAACAGAATGCACGAAAAAATTATTAATCAACTAGAGGAGTTAGAAAGTGGCAAATGAATTAGCAAGAGCTAAACGAAAATTACTTGCCGTGAGAAGAGCAGAAAGAAGATTAAAAACTCGCCTTGAAGATATAGATTGGGAGTTTGATTATCTATTGCCAGAAGTTTCTGCTCTTGAATTGGCGGCGGCAGAAAAACTTGAATTACCTGAATTTACAGTTGAAGAAGATGAAAGTTAAAATATCTAAGAAAAAACTTAAGATTCTTCATTTAGATTGTGAAGCTTTATCTGCCGGTTATCCTACTGGAACATATAATAAAGTTCCGCAAAAAATGACTGCAATCGCTTGGTCATGGGGTGGAGACGACAATATTGAAGTAATTTCTTGTGGTAAGAAAGGCATATTTGATGAAGAAATTAGAGCAAAAATGATTAAAAAATTCTTGCCTATTCTTGAAGAAGCGAATATATTAAGTGGACATTATTTGAGAGGCTTTGATATGCCTCTTTTTGTTGAAGAATGTCATCGCCTTAATCTTCCTATGCCCTCTGCGAAACTTGTTTTAGATACAATGGATTTGCCAAAAGGAGTCATGAAGAAAGGATTAGATAATCTAGCAATAATTTATGAATTACCAGCAGAAAAGATGGAAATGAATTGGGCTCAGTGGTATAAAGCATATGGCAATCCTACTTGGGATGAAATAGAACAGAGAGTAGCAAGCGATGTTTTATTACAAAAATATGTCTTATTCGAACAACAAAAACGTAAAATTCAAAAACCGCCTAAAAAATGGAGTCCGTAATGGACGTTAGCAAGTTATTTGCTAAATCAAAAGAACAAGAAGAAACTGTGTCTGCGGCGACAAAAATTTCAACTATTTTGTCCAAACAAAAAGGTTCTTCCATTATAACAGAAACAGAAGATATTGAAAGATTTGAAGACGAAGGAGGAGCTTTTTCTGAAGAAATTTTTGAAAGACCAGTTGACGCTTGGGTATCTATTACTTCATCATTTATTCCAGACAGACATCCACTCTCTCAAAGATTTCATGAATTACTTAAAGAAATTGGAGAACTTCATGATAAAAAACAAAAAGATTATGGAACAGCGAATGACCCATTTGCCAATGTGAGAGGAGCAACAGAATTTGGTTTGTCCGCGCCAATGGGAGCATTCATTGCCATGAATGATTGTATGCAAAGAGTAAAGTCTTTTTGTAAGAACGGAAAACTAGAAAATGAACCGTTAGATAATGCCCTGAGAGATATGGCGGTATATAGTTTAATTGCATTAGTATTATGGGAAGAGGAAAATGAAACTAAGACTTAAGAAAATCGCCGCATATATTATATGGCCTTTTATCTGGCTCGGATGTGAAATTTTCTATTACACTTATTGTATTTGGCCAGCTTTAAAGGAGTATAGGTTTAATACAAAAGGAAGCATCGAAGATTTAAAAAGAGGATTTTCTAAAATAAGGTATTATGGAAAATAAGATTTGTTACGGCCCTCTACATGTTCCCGGCGGAGAATTAGTTTCTTTAGAAGATTTTACATTTAATAAATCTGGACCAAGAAAAGGAAAACCTCTTTCTAGATGTAAATATTGTCGTAGTTCTGGTAACTCCTCCACTGTTCCTTCCTCTGTTTTTATGCCAATGATTGAAATTTTATTTGAAGGCCGCGATATTTCTGAAGTTAGACAATTAACAAGTTTAAATACACAATTATTGAAAGATATTCAAAAGGGAAAAAGAAAGAGAATATATAAAAATACTTTTCTCAATATTCATCGCGCAGTTAAAAGTATTCCTAAATACAAAACCAGTATTGGCCCACAGAATGTAAAAACAAAAAGAAATGGACTTAAGAATCTTTCTTACGAAGAGCGTCTAAATTTAAGACAATTGGTTTCCGAAGCACAAAAAGAAAGATTTAAAATAGAAAAGAAATTACTCAAGCACGTTGTGTAAATAGACTAATCCACTGAGTAGCAATTAAGGACCAATCTCTGGATTCGGCAAATTTTCTTCCCTTTTTCTGAAGATTGATATAATAATCTTCGTCGGTTAATACATCTTTTACAGCATTGTAATAATTGTCTTGATCCCAAGGCAAATCTACAATTCTTCCGATGCGACCAAATTCTGTGGCCATACAATCACAATTAGTTGTAATAATTGGATTTCCTGCGGCTGCATTCTCAATTGCGGTAATACAACCTGATTCTGTACTAATTATGCTGTCAAGCGGATAAAGCCAAGCATCAGCTTCTATTTGAAGTTTTGCAAGTTCCCCTTGTCCTATTTTCCCTATATCTTTTACTCCAGGCTGTTTCATTAGACGCTCAATTTCTACAGCCATTTCCCCTTGCCGACCATGTGACCATTTATTATAATTTATCCAATTTTGAGCTCCATACCCAACAAGAAGTTCTGCTTTAGGAAAATCTTTTCTAAGTTTTGGCCAAATTTCTAATATATGCCATAAGCCCCTATCCGGTGATGAAGAATAAACAAATTTAGGATTATTTGTAAATTTTATTCCATATTTTGGTTCTGGATAACGAGAAATATCTACACCATTTGGAAACACAACTACTTCTTCTTTGTCCATTTCAAGTCCCTGATGAAGAAGAAATTCTTTATGCCAAGGGGACAAGGCGGCTACATAGTCACAGTAATTTGCAGTTGCTTCCATTTCTGCAATAGAAAAATGACAAACCTGCATCTCGCACATTTTTAATTTTACATTATCAAGAATTCTATGATCTTCGAAAGACGAACTACACTCCCATGCAATTGCCACGTCCCAAGGGAAATTAGCAAGCATTGGGCGGGTTAAACTCAGAGGTACATATTCATGAAATCCAGGGCGAACAATAGGATCTTCGTCATATCGGCTGCGAGGTTCTCTCTCTGGAATAAATCTACTTCCTTCTTCTACGTTAACAAAATTAGTTACTTCGTGACCAAGCTTCGCCCACTCTCTAGAGAGATATATTAATGCCCCTTCTCTGCCCCCAATCCCTCTTTCCAGTGCCGAAGGATCAACTGATCCCCATACACCACTTATCAAAATATTTGCTATACGCAATTTGGCTCCTTTAGATTCCAATACCAAGCTCGGCCCTATTTATTTCAGACTCAAGCAATTCTATTTTCAGCACAAGTCTCGCTCTAATACGCGGACTTTTTTCCTGATTTGCCAACTCTCTTAATCTTTGCTGACGTTTTTTTAGCTTTAACGCCTTTCGTGTTGTTATTCCTAGATTTCTTTTTAGCTTGCATTTATCGCACCACAATATAATTATTGTAGCATTTTCTCTATCTTCCAGTCGTTCTTGAGCTATGGCGTTGCAACGAGGACAATTAACTTCCCGCAGAATTCTTTGAATAAATGTCATTCATTTTATTCTGGGACGTTGCGCTCTTTGACAAATATTGTGCCCTGGTCAACTATTCGAGGAGTTTCTGTTTGCCAACGCCATTCCCAACGCCCATATAAGTCTAGAACATGAGAAGCAGAAAAATTTCCAGTTCCAGGCTCATTTACTACAGTTGGGGAAACTACCGCACCAACGGGAGTTAAAAGTTTAAATACAACTGTTGACGGATCAATAGGTGTAGTTTTTGTTATATCAGAATAAAATGTCTTTGTCCAAACGACACTTTCTTCTTCAAAAAATTCAGGAAACTCTCTTGACACTATGAAATTCCTCCACTTGATCTTATACCTTTAATTA